GCTGCTGACGTATTTGCACAAGGCGATTGAGCACCGGGGAATTGCATCAGTCGGGTACTACATCGGCGGCATGAAGGAAGCCGACCTGAAGGCCAGCGAATCGCGCACGGTCATTATTGCCACGTACGCCATGGCGTCCGAGGGGCTGGACATCAAGACGCTGACCACTCTGATCATGGCATCGCCCAAAACGGATGTGTGCCAGTCCGTGGGGCGCATTCTGCGCGTGAAACACGGCCGCCCGCTGGTCATCGACATCGTGGACCAGCAGGACATCTTCCGGAACCAGTGGCACAAGCGACGTGCTTACTACGTCAAGCAAAACTACGACATCCTCATGACGGACAGCCCCACGTATGACGCACACAATCCCGTGGAATGGACGCCGGACCACGTGGCCAAACACAAGGAAGTAGAGACTAAACCATTGAAAAAGGACGTTGAAAAAGCAAAAGGCTGGGCTGGAATGCCGATTATGTGACATTGTGGTTCAATATAAATATTTTAATAAAATATAAAGCAAACATGGCGTCAGAACGTGTAAATAAAATTGTGAATGAAATTTTTGCCGATTTTAACGTTATAGTAGACGACCGTTTATCGCGTTATTCAATATATGATAAAACGGATGTGAAATTATCATGCTTGATATTTACGTTTTCTAGTGATTTTTCTAGTTTGTACATTAACGGCATGTTATCATGCGGGGATGCGGCATCTGGACGCAATGGCAAATCATTGATGGAATTGATGGATAGGTTGGCGGCATCCATTCCAAATTTTAAATTCATTCAATTGCAGGATGGATCATCATTGTTCTTTTGCGATAATCGCATTGACTTGGCTTCTCTTAAAATTTTAACGAGTGAGAATGCAGAATCATGGTATGGTTCTTTAGGTTACAAAGGACCCACGGATGTGACCAATAAAAATCACAACAGACGCATTGCAAATATGACAGTTGATGAAGCACTTTCTGATAGAGCAATAATTGATCAAACTAAATATAACGAGTTTAAGGCCCAAACCAAGGAGTTTTTTCCAAATTTGGATACAAACAAATTGACAGCAAAGAAGTATGTCAACGAGATTTTTAATTACATTAGCAAATTAAAAGTTTCACGCACAGATTGCAATGATGATGAATTAAAAAAATCCACATTTGTGTCTTCAGCAATCAATGCGCTTGGAAAACTGTTAAAGCATAATGTATATTTAAAAAAACCAAATGTGAGCATTTCATCTGGAATGACAGGAAGCGTTTCATCTGGAACCATATCAGGAAAACCGTATGCCAGTATGATTCCAGGTGGTATTGGAACTGGGTTTGGTGGACGGAGGGGCACGAAACGTAAACGTCGTGCTTCAAAGAAGCGTGGCAAAAGCAGAAAGAATTGAATCACATAAAAAAAGTGTTAGTTTTTTGTTTGGCAACACCACTTACTGTTTTTGCGAATCCGAATCTGCGTCAAATTTGACCATTGGAATGTAGGGGATGAAGATTGCGTCGTCTTGGTTGGCAAGGTTGATGGGCTGGCTGGGGTCGGCAAACCGAAACAGGTTGGAGAACGCCAGCATGTTCACCAGACTCCACACGTGTTTGGTGATGTGTTGCAGCCGGTCAAATGCGTCTTCTGCCACGGATGGATTGACTTGAAATTGCTTGGCGACGAGTTCCATCTTGGCAACATCGCATTCCATCACATCTCCCGTCAAAATGCCGCATCCGATGGTGCTCAGTGCAATGTCAATCTCGGAGTAATTTTTGCCCACGCCAAACAGGATTTGCGACGCATGGCGCTGCTCTGCGGTCATTTCATGAGGCGACAATTGCGCTGGCTGGACCTGGACGCGGCCGGTGTCAATATAGGCATCCACAGTGTCAAATGCGTGCTCATGATATAGGCTTGCAATCCGGCTCACTTGGTTCAGAGCGCGCAGCGTGCACGCTAACTCGCGCATGTATATTTCAGCCAGAATGGCTGCAACTTCGGCATTGGAAGGGTCAAACCCGCTCAAAATCGGCATCTGATTGCGCACATTGTCACGTATTTTGTTGGCAATGTGTGTTGGAAGGAATTGATGATTTGCGTGTTTGGAACGAAGGTGGGCAAACATTGATTATGTCGGTTCGGTTGAATTGTCTGACACCAATTAGCATTTCATTTGCAATCAATTTTTTTTGTTAATTCATTGCAAAATAAATTTCATTTTTTGTAATATTCATATGATTTTCACATTATTTGTCACATTATTGTGCAAATCTTTGTGGCAATATCCTTTTGAATGAAGCAAATTTAATGCGGCCAGCATGTGCATTTTAAATTAAAAGCTGGACTGTCTCCTAGTCTTCGTCTTCCTGGACTTCCTGGACTTCTTGGACTTCTTGGACCTCCTAGATTTATTAGCGCTTCGCTTGAAACCACCCTCACTTTTTCGGCTTTCAACCGCAGCGTCTATTGTTTTTGCCTGTATCTCCAGTTTTAATCGTGGTAATAAATTAGTGACAAATGGAATCATGTCGGGTGGATAACGTTTGCGTAACAGATTGTGGTGCAACATGTGTTCCATTTCAACAAGTTGCAATAATGAGTATTTCTGAATTAACTCATTGACATTTTGGCCATTTGAATGCAAATAACCGATTGCCTTATTTGTTTTATTTATGCGTTCTTCTAAAATGGATTTCAATCGTTTCATTTCTGGAATGGGTCTTTTTGTGGCGCCAATTGTTTGAATTTCTTTTTCTCCATAAATGATCTGTTCATGCAATATATCAATGACCGTTTCTCGTGTCTTAAGGTTCATGTTTGCATGCACAACCAACGGTTCATTCATCAACATCCACACCGATGCTTCTGAATCTCTCACTGCAAATTCTTTAAACCTTTCGTATTTGTTATTCAAAAAATCGTTCATTGCAATGTCAATTTTTTCTGGGCGTGTTCGCGCGGGTAGTCCCGTCAAAGCAAGAATCTCGGCATTAGTTGACATGTTGAACACAATGCAATTGTTTATGAAATTGCATTATATTTTTAGTTTTATTTATTGTGTTTGAGAGAATGTCTCTCTTCTTCCACTTCAAGAAAATGGTTTAAACCTTCAGAACGTTGCCGGGGAAGCCGACGAGGTTGGCACCAATGCCGAAACCGGCGCCGCTGCGGGCAGACACAGCCAGGGTGGGCACGTAAGTGTCCAGAATGCTAAAGGTGGCTGCAGCAACCAGGGCAATGAGGCCGATCTCATCCAAGTTCAGCTTGCGCTGGGGGATGGAGTAAGCGGCAAGGGCAACCAGGGCACCTTCCACCAAATATTTAATGGCGCGTTTGACCAACTCGCCTAAATCCAGAACACCGCCGATCATTTTAGTTGTGATTTGATTATATAATGCAACAAGAAAAAAAATGCCAATTTTTGTTAAATAATAATTTAATATGAACATTATGAATATTGCATTGTTAATACATTTGTTCAAAAATGGCTTAAAATCAAATCCAAAATAATAAACACGTTGCACACATAACAATGACCGACCAAATGACATATCCCCCTAAGGGAGTGACCCTCAATAAGTTGCCCGACGGCACCGTCAATCCTAAATACGTTGACTTGTTGGACGAAGACAAGCCCATAGCGGGCCAAAAGTTCGCATGCCTGTCCTTCATTTCCCCCGAGCACATCATTAAGCAGCGCGAGCACTTTTTCTTCCAAAAGTTCGTTGAGCACTGGGACATCCACAAATCCACCGACAAGTTCCTGCAGTTTCTGAATTTTGTGTCCTATAAGTACGGGCTCAAGTTTGACAAATTGACCGAAGACTTCCAGCAGTTCAAGGAGTCGGAGAGGGAGCTCATTGCAAAGACCGACATTGTGGACGACTACAAGTCGTTCTTGGACCAGAACGAGGAGCGATTGGACGAAGAGTTTGGTGCCAAACACGAGTTCCAGACGTCGGTGCGCGGACTCAAGGTGCGCGGCGTGTTTGCCTCGCAGAAGGAGGCCGAGCTGCGGTGCAAGATGCTGCGGGAGGTGGACCCGAACCACGACGTGTTTGTGGGTCCAGTGGGACTGTGGGTTCCCTTTCATCCGGAGGCGTACAAGACCGGGCGTGTGGAGTACATGGAGGAAACGCTGAACCAGCTCATGAGCGACAAGAAGAAGAACGAGGAGCAGGCAAAGACGGAGTTTGACAAGCGCGTGAAGGAGGCCAAGCAGAAGGCAATTGAAGAGAACAAGGCGCTGGCGGCAAAGAGCGGCAACAAGCTGACGCAGACGCTAAACGAGCAGGGCGAGTTAGTGGGCGTGTCTCAAACCACTGGAACCGATTTTGCGGTGGACCCCGAGCCGTCCGATGGTTCCGAACTCAACGCGGATGACATTCGCAAGCAGCTGTTCAGTGTGGAAAACGTGGTGCTGAATCCGGACAGGTCGGACCGCGGTTTGTCGGCACTGACTCACCCCCCAAACAGTGCCAATGCAACCGAAACCGAAGCCGATTTTGAAGAGGTAGATTAGGGGGGATGTGCTTAATCCCAATCCCAGTGAAATCATTTTCATTCCAATGAAGAAAATAATTTTAAATAATGGCAATTGTTAAATTAATTGGCTTAATTAATTTACTTGCGGGTTTTTTTTGCGCAATATAAATATAATTTAATATTATGCATTATCAACGCGCACGTTTTTGAATGTCGCAACAATTGGATTTGGACATCAACCACTACACCCAGAATGAAATATTTGCATTGTTCAATCTGGACCCGTCTAAATGCACCATGTCCGAGGCGGACTCTCGCATTTCAGATTCGCTGTTTCAACTTGCCGACCTCGCCGATTCCCATGATTACACCCGATTCTTCACGCAGTGCAGAGAGATGATCACGCAAAAAATAGGAGAACGCACGAAACCGTATGATGCAACGCTGTTTTCGGGCGGGGCAACCGCGTATCGTCCGCCAAAATCAAAAGAGCAGCAGCAGCAGCAGCAGCAAGACACGCTCAGCATCAACTATTCCACGCCGCCATCCAATTACACCACATTTCACCGCGAGTCGGATGTCAATGAGGGTGGAGCATATGCTAAACGAAACATTGCACCCGTGATTAATGCATACAATTACAAATATCCAACCGGGGTGCTGAATCCGATTGAGCGCCGGGTGATTAAGCGGCTGCTGTCCATGGACACGCTGTTCCGCACAAAATATGACTCCTCCAGTGCCACGAATGCCTCTTGGGTGCTGCCATACCCAGTGGAAAATGTGGTGTCCATGAAAATCGCGTCGCTGCAAATCCCGAACATGTGGTACGCATTTTCGGAAGCCACCAAAACCAACCGATTCGTGGTGTAAATGACGGGCCTGAACGTGGCGCCCTATGTGCCTTCTCAGACATACACCAACGACATCATTATTCCGGATGGAAATTACACGGGCGCCCAATTCGTGCAAATCATGAACAACCTGTTCCAAAACACGCAAAACGGCATGGAATTTTTCCAGATGACGATAAATGCGTACACCGGAAAACTCACGATTTCGCAGACGTATTTGGTGGTGAATCAAACCAACAGTCCAAATCTGGCATACACCGTGGCATTTGATAATGTGAGCAAGTATGACAAATACTACTCCACATGCAGTAACGAGTGCGAAGTTGAGTATCTGCAGCAGAAGCACGCGAAAGAGTATTACAATGCAAACATCAAGTCCATCAGCAAGACTGCCGGATGGATGATGGGATTCCAGCAACCCGTTTATCAACGCACATGGGCCAACACCTTTGTTGATTCAATTAGCCAGGTGCCGGCCGTCACGTATTATGCCACTTTGACTGCAACCTCTGCTTACGGCAACAATTCCATTTGGAACTACCTGTATGTGGATGTGGACGACTACAACAAAAATTTCATAACGAACAGCATCCTGGCGCAAACGGGGGATTCGTATCTGGGGGTGAACCTGTTGGGAAGAATCCCCATCGGGAACGAGGAGCTCATCGTGATCAACGATTCGGGCGGTGACCCGACGTTCAAGACGCGCGAGTATCTGGGGCCGGTGCGCCTGGAGAAGCTGACGATCCGGCTGCTGGACAAGTTCGGCAACGTCATTCCGACGAACGGGAATGACTACTCCATCGCGCTGGAACTGCAGGTGCTTTACAACTAACAAATAAATGGAATAAAAAATGGTTAATTGGTCACATTGATTGGATTGTGCAAAAATTGATTTAAATTTATTTAAATTATAATGATAACATGCTATTAAATCATGTACTCCGAGATTTTCAACGGCAATTATGCCATCCAGGTGGGCGCAAATCAGGCCGAGAATGATGCGCTTGTCAAACGAGCACCCCAGCACGCCATGTGGTTCCATTTGAAGGACTTCCCCAGCGCGCACGCGGTGGTTGTGAACACGGCGAAAGCGGGCACCTACGACGCGGACGCGATTCGACGCGCAGCAACACTGGTGAAAGAACGCGCTGCGCCAGGCATTCGCAGTCTTCAAAATGTGGGCGTGAATTACTTGCTCGCAAAATATGTGCGGCGCACCGAAACCCCAGGCAAAGTCATCATGACCAAGGCCGCTAAATGCATCCACATTTGATGATGACATTGGCAGGCTTTTTCATGCTCTTAAATGTTTGTGTAGTAATTCAACCATTAACCCATACCATATAGGATAACCTAGAGTTGCTCCTCTCGGTTGTCCGTCAGCGGTTAAAGCTTCATGCCGAGTTCGAAGCTTGTCAAGTTCTGATAGGACAAACGATTTATCCTTAAGTTGTGAAAGATGTTCCTGTTTCCATTCTTCTACGCGTCGTTCTTCCTCACGGTGTGCTTCCTGTATTTTTTCTCTATCCAAGCGCCTTTGTTTTAATTGTTGTTCTAATTTTCGCGCCGTTTCTTCTTGTTCACGTCGTTCATCTGATTCTTTTTGTTTTTTTTTAAATTCAACAGATGCAACAGAAGCAGCACTTCTCCGTTCAAGAATTTCTGCTTGTTCTCCGGGTGTTTTTAATTGAAACTCTATTTCTTCTATTTCTCTTTGGGTATAACGAATTCGCCTGCTGACATCGTCATCTTCGCCTCTTTCTTTCAACGTAGCTCTTAGTGTTTGAAGTTCTTCAATTAATGCTAATCGTCTTTCTAACAATTGTGCTCTTGTCGGAGGTACAACTTCAGCTGCAAGTTGTTGTTGTTGTAGTTCTCGTAGTTTTCTGCGGCCACGGCTACCTCTACCAATTTGTGTTTTTTTCAAACTTTTCTTTTTATTGTTTCCCCCACGTCGCACAAGTGTCTTACCTTTTTTAGATCCTTTATTTAATGTTTTTTTATATGTTTTCTAGAGCATTGCATAATATTGTTATATCATATCATAATATTTAATTTATGATTAAATATTCCCAAATGTGAAGTAAGTTTTCACCATTTGCTCTTTTTCACGTTAATTTTGGGCCCCTTTTTGCCCGAGTTTTTGGGGTCATAGTTCTCCTCTTCATCATCCGAGTGCAGGTCCTTGGAGATTTCCCAGAACTCCTTGGACCCCAGCTTGAACGGGCCGTGCTGTTGCGCCTTGTACCAGAAGATTTGCTCCTGCAGTTTGTTGGATTTCGCGTTGTTGTTAATCACCAAGCACTCAAAATTCTCGGTGCACTGGTCCATCACCTGACAAAAGCTCTCAAACGTGGGGAACATACCCGCGTAGTTCTCGTAGATGCGTTTGCAATTGGCAATGTAGGGCTCGCGCAGGATAAACACGTAATCAATGTTCGTGCGCAAATTGGGCGGAATACCGAGCGGATATTGCATTGTGATGACTAACATGATCTTCCAATGCCTCCCGTTCATAAATAGGAGCCGCATCATGACGTCCTTGGTCCATTTGCTGTCGTAGAGGCAGTCGTCCAGGACGACGAAGGTGCGGGGGTCAATGTTGGAGCGCTTGTAGGTTTCAATCTCCTTTTTCACTTGCTTGAGGACGGCCTGTTCGCGCTTGAGGATGTTTTCAATGATGGCGGTGTTGTATGCGTCGTGGATGAAGAGCTTGGGGACGTGGGCGGCGAAGAAGCCGTTGCCGGCTTCGGTGCCGGAGATGACGGTGCCGATGGGGATGTCTTGGTGGTGGAACATGAGGTCCTGGACGAGGAAACTTTTGCCGGTGTCACGGCGGCCGATGAGGACGATGACGGGGCCCTTGTTTTC